TGTAGACGAAATTAAGCATCAAAGTGCACAAGGTAGTGGAACCATTACCATTGGTGCAAGTGGAGAAACAGTAGCGGTTGCTTCTGGATCTAATTTTTCCACAACAGGAATTACAGACAACTCTACAAGCACAGCTATTACAATTGATAGTAGTCAGAATGTTGGTATTGGAACTTCTTCTCCATCAAATGTATTACATATTAAAAATTCTAATCCAAATATAAGATTAGAAGATAGCGATGGCTCATCTTCAATTTATAGTCAAATAGTTAGTAATGGTGCAGGAGATATACAATTAATTGCTGACCCAAACAATGCAAGTGCAAGTACTAAAATGACATTTAGTATTGATAGTTCAGAAGCTATGCGTATTACTGGTGCTGGTGATTTTTTAGTTGGAAAAACTTCTACAAGTGTAACTACAGCAGGTGATGAACTTAGAGCAGATGGAGAAGCTGTTTTTGTAAGAGCAGGTGGTCATTGTCTTAGACTACAAAGATTAACTAATGAAGGTAACGTAGCAGTATTTTATAATAACGTAGGAACAAATACAGGTTCTATTTCTGTAGGTGGTTCGTCAACAGCTTACAATACTTCATCAGATTACAGATTAAAAAATAATATTTCAGATGTTTTAAATGCAATAGATAGAGTTAAACAATTAAAACCAATTAGATTTAGTTTTATAGTAGAACCAAATAAAACAGTTGATGGTTTCTTAGCACATGAAGTTCAAGATGTTGTACCTGAAGCTATTACTGGAGAAAAAGATGCAACAAGAATAGAACAATACGAAATTACTCCAGCAGTATTAAATGAAGAAGGAAGTGTAATAACAGAAGCTGTTATGGGAACAAGAGAAGTTCCTGATTATCAAGGTATAGACCAAGCTAAATTAGTTCCACTTTTAACTGCTGGATTACAAGAAGCTATTGCAAAAATTGAAACTTTAGAAGCTAGATTAACAGCATTGGAGAATAAATAATGATAACATACGAATGGTCATTTCCCAATTTTGAAGTGGATAATGACAACAAAGTACAGACAATACATTGGAGATATACAGCAGTAGATGGAGAACACTCTGCTTCTATGTATGGCTCTTGTGCTGGTTCAGAAGGTATGAATTTTGATGCTATGACAAAAGACCACGCAATCGCTTGTGTGATTGAAAATAATCAATCTGAAGAAGATATGCAATCTAACTTGTCATCTCAAATCGAAGAACAAAAGAATCCAGCATTAGTATCTAAAACAAAAGAATTTTAGTTTTTACATAAACTATAAATATATATTATGAGTATCAATGATAAAATTAATGAAGTATTAGGTATCCCTCCTGCAAAGGTGGAAGAAAAAAAACCTCCTGTTCCTAGAGTTGAAGACGTTACCAAAGAGGACGTAGATAACGATTACAAGTATAGTAGAGAAAATTATTATAACTTGATAGAGCGCGGTCAGGATGCTATTCAAGGCATACTTGATATTGCACAAGAGAGTCAACACCCACGAGCATACGAAGTTGCAGGCAATCTAATTAAACAAGTTGCTGATACTGTAGATAAGTTACAAGACTTGCAATCTAAATTAAAAAATTTAAAAGACATACCTAACAAAAAATCTACTAGTACAAATATTAAACAAGCATTATTTGTAGGTTCATCAGCAGAATTACATAAGATATTAAAAGGTAAAAGTATTCAAAAAGAAGATCCTATACCTACTGTAAAAGATACAGATGAATAAAGTAACAGACGCATACTTGGGTAATCCCAATTTATTTAAAGCAAACACAGCTATAGAATACACCGAAGAGCAAATACAAGAGATTGCTAAGTGTATGAATGATCCTGTTTATTTTATTAGAAACTATATTAAAATTGTAAACATTGATGAAGGACTTGTTCCTTTTAATATGTATGACTTTCAACAAAAGATGGTTGAGAAGTTTCATAACAATCGTTTTACTATCTGCAAACTACCTAGACAGTCAGGTAAATCAACTACTATCATTTCTTATCTATTACACTTTGTTATCTTTAATGATAACGTTAATGTTGCCATACTTGCAAACAAATCAACTACCGCAAGAGATTTATTAGGCAGACTTCAATTGGCATATGAGAATTTACCTAAATGGTTACAACAAGGTGTTTTAAATTGGAACAAAGGTTCTTTAGAATTAGAAAATGGTTCTAAAATAATGGCAGCTGCAACATCATCATCTGCTGTACGAGGTGGTTCATATAATATTATTTTCTTAGACGAGTTTGCGTTTATTCCTGCAAATATTGCTGAACAATTTTTTAGTTCAGTTTATCCTACTATTTCATCTGGTAAATCTTCTAAAGTAATGATCGTTTCTACACCACACGGAATGAATATGTTTTACAAATTATGGAATGATGCTTTACACAAACGAAACGATTATATTCCTATTGACGTACATTGGAGTGAAGTTCCTGGTAGAGATGAAAAATGGAGAGAAGAAACTATACGTAACACAAGTGAAGCACAATTTGCTACCGAGTTTGAATGTGAATTTGTAGGCTCTATTGATACGTTAATTAATCCATCTAAGATTAGAACACTATCTCATATCAATCCTATTACAACAAATGCTAATTTACATATGTATGAAAAACCTATTAAAGGACACACTTATGTTTGTACGGTTGACGTTGCACGTGGTACTGTCAAAGATTATTCTGCTTTTGTTGTTTTAGATGTAACACAATTACCTTATAAGATAGTTGCCACATTTAAAGACAATGAAATCAAACCACTTTTATTTCCACATACAATAGATAAAGTTTGTAAACAATATAATCACGCATATGTTTGTATAGAAACAAACGATTTAGGACATCAAGTTGCTGACGCACTACATTTTGAATTAGAATATCCTAACATAATGATGTGTATGATGAAAGGTCGTGCAGGACAAATATTAGGTGGTGGTTTTTCTAAACGAGGAACGCAACTAGGTGTTCGTATGACAAAACAAGTAAAACGAATAGGTTGTGCTAATCTAAAAACTTTAGTAGAAAGTGATAAGATTATTATACAAGATTTTAATATCATACAAGAGTTATCAACTTTTGTAAGAAGAGGTCATTCTTTTGAGGCGGAAGAAGGTTCAAATGATGACTTAGTAATGTGTTTAGTAATATTCTGTTGGTTATCTAATCAAAGATACTTTAAAGAATTGACTAACCAAGACGTAAGAGCTCAGATGTATGCAGAACAGGCAAACGCATTAGAACAAGATATGGCACCCTTTGGCTTTCTAAATGACGGTTTAGAAGAAGAAGAACCCTTTAAAGACGAGTATGGAGAAGTATGGTCTCCTGTAACAGTAAGAAAAGGGGATATGCTGTAGAGATTTAGATTATACTAAATAGTGATGAGATAATTGATACTTTATTAGCTAATAAGGAGAACAACACATATGGCATTTCAAGTTTCACCAGGTGTTCTCGTACAAGAGAAAGACTTAACAAACGTAATACCATCCGTTGCAACTACAATAGGTGCAATTGCTGGGCAATTTAATCAAGGACCAATGGAAGAAGTAATATCTATTGCTTCTGAAAGAGAATTGGTAGAAACGTTTGGTAAACCTGATTCTACAAACTTTGAATATTTTTTTAGTGCTGCAAGCTTTTTGCAATACTCATCAAATTTAAGAGTTGTACGAGCAACAAATACAGGTGCATACAACGCTACTTCAGGTGGCGGCGGTGCAACTTTAATTAAAAACAATTCAGATTATGAAGACGGGTTTACACCCGATGGTCTTTGGGCTGCTAGATCAGCAGGATCTTGGGGTAATAACCTAAAAGTTTCTATATGCCCAAACACAGCATCCGCATATGAAAACACAAGCGCAACAACTGTCAATGACGCTTCAACAGCAGTTGGAGATACAACTATTACAGTTACAAGTGGTGCTGCGTTAAACGTAGGCGATATTATAAACTTTGGAGAAGCTGGCGGTTATGAATATAGAATTACTGCTATTTCTACAAATGACTTAACATTCGTAAGACATCCTTCAGGTGCAGGCGGTTTACATACTGCTGTAGCTGACGCTTCAACAGTAAGAAGAAGATGGAGATACTATGACTTAGTATCAGGTGCTCCAGGAACATCAGCATACACTTCCGCAAGAGGTGGATCAAATGATGAAATCCACGTTGTAGTAATAGATGAAGACGGTGGTATCACAGGTACTGCTGGAGAAGTATTAGAAGTTTATGATTCTGTATCAGTTGCTTCTGACGCTAAAACACCACAAGGTGACACAAACTATTACAAAGATGTAATCTATAACAAATCACAATATGTTTATTGGACAGCACACGAATCAACTGGTGCAGCTGGTAATTGGGGAGATCCTGCTCAAGGTCTAACTTTCACAGCAGTATCCGCAATTAACAATGCTAGTTTATCTGCTGGTGCTAATGGTTCAGCAGTTACAACAGCTGAATTAAAAACTGCATACGAAAGATATGATGACGCTGACACAGTAGATGTTAACTTGATTATTGCTGGTAAAGGGGATGCTACTCATATAGATAACCTAATTACAGTTGCTGAAAATAGAAAAGACGCAATTGTTTTTGCTTCACCAGAAAGATCAGACGTTGTTGGAGTTACAAGCTCAACTACACAAACAACAAACGTTAAAAACTTCTTTGATAGTGTTAGATCATCTTCATATGTTGTATTTGATAGTGGTTACAAATATACTTACGACAAATACAATGACGTGTTTAGATATGTTCCTTTAAATGGAGATATCGCTGGATTGGCTGCAAGAACAGATTTAATCGCAGACTCTTGGTACTCACCTGCTGGTTTCAACAGAGGAGTTTTAAGAGGTGTAGTTAAACTTTCATATAATCCATCTAAAACACAAAGAGATGAACTGTACAGAGCAAGAATTAATCCAGTTGTTACTTTACCAGGACAGGGAACTGTTCTATTTGGTGACAAAACAGGATTATCAACGCCAAGTGCATTTGATAGAATAAATGTTAGAAGACTTTTTATCACTTTAGAAAAAGCAATTTCAACTGCTTCTAAATTTCAATTATTTGAATTTAATGATGAGTTTACAAGAGCTCAGTTTAGAAATATAGTTGAACCTTTTTTAAGAGATGTACAAGGTCGTAGAGGTATTACAGACTTCTTAGTAGTGTGTGATACATCAAATAACACAGGTGACGTTATAGACAGAAATGAGTTTAGAGCGGATATCTTTGTTAAACCTAACAGATCAATTAACTTTATAACTCTACAATTCGTTGCAACAAGAACAGGCGTTGCATTTGAAGAAGTAGTAGGAGCTTAAGGAGAATAACAATGCCAAATATAAATGACTTTAAAAGTAAGTTAAGAGGCGGCGGAGCTCGTGCTAATCAGTTTAGAGTAACAATGCCTTTCCCTGGATTTGCTGCTGTAGGTGGGGAGACAGAATCAATGTCTTTTCTATGTACAACAACATCTTTACCAGGTATGACAGTCGGAGAAGTTGCTATTCCATTTAGAGGAAGAGAGTTATATGTTGCAGGTGATAGAACCTTTGCAACTTGGACAACTACAATTCTAAATGATACTGACTTCTTAATTCGTAACGCATACGAAAGATGGTTAAATGGTATCAACAATATGTCTGATAACGAAGGATTAACAAATCCTATTGATTATCAAGTTGACGCATTTGTTGACCAACTTGACCGAAACGGTAATGTGATTAAATCATATACGTTTAGAGGAATGTTCCCAACTACATTGGATGATATTCCACTAGATTACGGTACTAACAACACAGTAGAATCATTTACTGCTACGCATAGATACCAATACTTTGAAACAAATACGACTACTTAATTCCATTATAAGTAGTAGTAAGGAGAATTAAATTATGGCTGAACTGTTTGGGTTTAAGATTGAGCGTGTCAAGGGCTCAACAGTCGATCCAAGACAAAATATAGTCCCACCTCAAGCGGATGACGGTACAACAACCGTCCCCGCTGGTGGGTTTTTTGCGTCTTATGGTGGATTCGATACACAAGCTCGAAATGAACTTGACTTAATAAGAAGATATAGAGAAGTTGCTTTACATCCAGAATGTGATATGGCAATTGAAGACATTGTAAACGAGGCAATCGTTTCTAATGAAAACCAACAATCTGTACAATTAGATTTGTCTAATGTACCTTACAACGATACAATCAAAAAAGCAATTAGAGATTCTTTCAAAGAAATTTTAGATTTACTAAATTTTGATACCAAAGGACACGATATCTTTAGAAGATGGTACGTTGACGGCAGAGTTTTTTATCATAAAATTATTGATAAAGAAGCACCAAGAAAAGGTATTACAGAATTACGATATATTGATCCTCGTAAAATTAAAAAGATAAGAGAAGTTAGAAAAGGTGGTTCAAATGTACCTGCTATACCAGGTTCATTTGCATTAGCAACTAACTGGATTGAATATTATATTTTTAACGAAATGGGTATTCAACCTACTGCACCACAAGCAACACCAGGTGGAATACAAATTGCAACAGATGCTATTGCATATTGTCCATCTGGATTAATTGACCAAACTTCAAATCAAGTGTTGTCTTATTTACATAAGGCAATTAAACCTGTCAATCAATTAAGAATGATTGAAGACGCTGTTGTAATCTATCGTATTGCAAGAGCACCTGAACGTAGAATTTTTTACATTGACGTAGGTAATTTACCTAAGATTAAAGCTGAACAATATTTAAAAGATGTTATGGCACGTTATAGAAATAAATTAGTCTATGACGCTTCAACAGGTGAGATACGTGATGACAGAAATTATATGTCAATGTTAGAAGACTTTTGGTTACCTCGTAGAGAAGGTGGGAGAGGAACAGAAATCTCTACTTTACCTGGTGGTCAAAATCTAGGCGAAATCGCTGACATAGAATATTTCCAAAAGAAACTTTACAGATCATTAAACGTTCCAATCAGTAGATTAGAAAGTGGTACAGGTTTCAATATGGGAAGAGCTGCAGAAATTAGTAGAGATGAATTAAAATTTACTAAATTTGTAGGCAGATTAAGAAAGAAATTTACTACATTATTTTCTGACTTATTGAAAACTCAATTAGTTTTGAAAGGTGTTATTACACCTGAAGACTGGGATCAAATAGGTCAAAGAATATATTTTAATTTCTTACAAGATGGATTCTTTGCTGAACTTAAAAATTCAGAAATTATGAGAGAACGAGTAAGTCTTGCTAGAGAGTTAGAATCTTATGTTGGTAAATATTACTCAAACCAGTATATTAGATCGAAGATATTAAAACAAAATGAACAAGAAGTTAAAGATATTGATAAACAAATTAAAGATGAAACTCCTGCACCAGAAGAAACCGTTAATCCTGACCAAGGAGATGCTGGTGAAGAGCAACCAAAAAACTAAAAAGAAGGTATAAATAATTGATATGAGTAAAGAAAATTTAAATAAATTCGTTAATTCGCTAGAAAAAGGTGACAACTTAAAAGCGGCAGACGCTTTCAAAGCTTCTATTGCTGATAAAGTTTCATCTGCTTTAAATGATAGAAAAGTTGAAGTGGGTAGATCAATGTTTACAAGTCAATTAGGAGTTAAAGTTCCTGAAGCTGACGTGTTTTCAGGAGCTGATGCTGACACTAATACAGTACCTATCGAGGCACCAAGCGATGAAGTTGCTCAGTAAACTTAAAGACGAAATTATAACTGAAACTAACGACTACAAACGTACTAGGCAATATAATAAATTATCGCCTAAAATGAAACGTGCTGTAGATATGGTTTTTTCAGCAAATGATAAAACCAGCGATGTAATTGCAAACTTTGAAAAGAATGTAAATACAGCTGCAAAGAAATTTAATGTGAGTGTGAGTGATCTTATGGATTACTTTGATAAAGAAACATTAACAATTTTAAGGAGATAAAATGTCAACATTTATAGTTAAAGGAACTGCTAGTAATGCAGCTGCAACTTTAAGTGATAGTACAGTAGGTTCTGCTCAATTTGTAAGAATAGTTACAACGGCAGCTGCAAATACTATTACTATTAAAGATACAGATACTAATGTACTAGGAACAGTTTACTTGCACGCTGCAGGTGACTCAGTTATTATTGAAAAGGCACCATCAGACACAGTTTCATCATCAGGTAATGCTAGTGCTGCTGCTGTTGGTTCACCTCGTAGTTAATATGTTATGGCAATTACTACTACAATTTTAACAGACGATAGTTTTAAAATAATTGTTAGAGGTAGTGGTATTGGAAATGAAACAAAAGGTCTTTTATTAGACGCTTCAGAATTAACAGGCGCAACGGCAAGTCCTAATTTGTCAATTGCAAAAATATATTATGAAATTTTAGGTACAGGAAACTTAACTTTATACTTTAACGCTGAAACAGATGAAGAAGCAAAAGTATTAAGTGGAAGAGGTATTTACGGATTAATTGTAAATGAACCTAAAATTAAACAAGGAGATACTGGTACTACTCTAGTAAATCCTACAGGAGATGTTTTACTTACGACAGATAGTAATGTAAGTAAATATAATTTAGTAGTGGAATTTATTAAAGAAAAAGGTTTTACAAATGGCTGATACAGTTACATCACAAGTTTTAACAGATACAACAGGTGTTAAATATTCTGTTAAATTAACAAATTATTCAGACGGTACAGGAGAAACTTTAGTTAAAAAAATTGATGCTTCAGAAACAACTTTTATGACTGAAGATGGCAATAGAAAAATATCTAAAATTTTTTGGTCTGTTAATACTGCAAATCCAAAGTCTGCTGTTGAGTTAATATGGGATGGTGCAACAAAAAATACCGCAGTTTTCTTATCTGGTCAAGGTTTTTGGGATCTAAGAGCAGACGGAAATGAGATTGCAAACAATGCTACAACACCTACAGGTGATGTTTTATTGTCAACTAAATATTTTGCAAATGGCGATAATTACACGATTTTAGTGGTTTTCAGATAACAAATTGTATAAATAGTTAGAACAAAAAGAGAAGATAGATGAAACTTATCACGGAAGAAATTACAGACGCTCAATATATCGTTGAAGAAAACGGCGGTAAAAAAGATTACAAAATTAAAGGTATCTTTATGCAGTCTGAAACAAAAAATAAGAATGGACGTATCTATCCAAAAAATATTTTGGAAAGAGAAGTGATGAGATATAATAGAGAGTTTATCAACAAAAATAGAGCATTCGGCGAACTAGGACATCCAGACGGTCCCACCGTTAACCTAGAACGAGTATCGCATATGATAAAATCGCTCTATCCTGAAGGAAATAACTTTATTGGTGAAGCAAAAGTCTTAGACACACCTTATGGAAAAATTGTGAAAAACCTTATTGACGAAGGCGCTAGATTAGGAGTATCGAGTAGAGGTATGGGAACATTGACAAGCTCAAATGGCGCTAACTATGTAAAAGATGATTTTTACCTTGCAACCGCAGCTGATATAGTTGCAGACCCTAGTGCTCCAGAAGCATTCGTAGAGGGTATTATGGAAGGCAAGGAATGGGTTTGGAATAATGGTGTTTTGAAAGAACAAGAAATTAATGAATTAAAGTTACAGGTAGAGCAAGCAAGAAGAACACAACTTGCAGATATACAAGCAAAAGTGTTCGAATCGTTTCTTAAAAAACTGTAATTTTATAAATATTACTTGACATTTTAGAATAGGTGTCGGTAATATTATATTATAATCTTAACAATTAAGAGGAGAGAAAACAATGGCTGACAAAGATCCGCATTTACAAAATGCAGTTGCAGCAGAACCCGCTAAAACACTTGCAGGAGCAATCCAACAAGTAATGTCTAAAGCTATTACATCACCAACTGATGGAAAAGTAGATTTTGCACAAGGGATTAATCCAGTTTCTGGAGATCCACACCAAAAAAGTGCAGGCGCGGCTGATACAGCAAAAGCAGTAAGTAAAGAAGAAAAAGAAGAAGATAAAGAAAAAGAAGAGGTCAAAGAAACTTCACACGAAGACGAAAAAGAAGTAAAAAAAGAAGCTTACGGTTCTAAAAAAGAATCTTCACACGAAGATGAAAAAGAAAAAGAAGAAGTAAAAGAGGGTGAAATGCCTCAAGCTGCTTTGGATGCTTTAAAGAAGTCTAAAGAAAAAGACGAAGTGAAGGAAGAAGACGAAAAAGAAGACGAGAAAAAAGATAAAGAAGAAGTAAAAGAAGCAGATGAAAAAGATGATGAGAAAAAAGACGAAGTGAAAGAAGAAGATGAAAAAGATGATGAAAAAAAAGATGTGAAAGAAAATGATGAAGAAGAAAAATCTGCTAAAGATAAAGTTAAAGATATTGATATGAAAGAAGATGTAGCTGCTTTAACTGATGGTGAAGACCTATCAGAAGAATTTAAAGCAAAAGCTGCAACTATATTCGAGTCTGCTGTTAAAGCAAAACTCGTTGAAGAAATTGAAAAATTAGAGAGCGAATATGAAACTAAAGTAAACGAACAAGTTGCTTCTGTTAAAGAAGAAATCGTTGAAAAAGTTGACGCTTATCTAAATTATGTAGTAAGTGAGTGGATTAAAGAAAATGAACTTGCTATAGAAAAAGGACTACGTACTGAGATCGCTGAAGATTTCATCGGTGGTCTTAAATCACTATTTGAATCTCACTACATTGAAGTTCCACAAGAGAAGTACAATGTAATTGAGGATCAAGCTGTTAAGATTGATGAGTTGACAAATAAACTTAATGAGTCAATTCAACAAAACGTTGAACTTAACCAAAAAATAGGTGAGTTTGCTAGAGAAGAAATACTACAAGATGTAGCTTCTGATCTTGCAGAAACCGAAAAGGAAAAGTTTAAAGGTTTAACAGAAGGGATTGAATATAAAAACGCTGCTGATTTCAGAAAGAAAGCTGATACTATTAAAGAATCATATTTCCCAAGAAAGAAAGCAACGGTTGAAGAATCTAATGATGTGGCAGGCAAAGCAGATTACTCTAATTTAGAGGGATCTATGGCTGCATATGCCGCTGCTATTAGTAAAACAAAAAAGAATCCTTATTTTAAAAAGTAAGGGTTTAGTTAATTAACTAAAAAGGAGAGATAGAACTATGTTTTTATCAGAACACGTACAACAAAAGTGGCAGCCCGTTTTGGATCATCCTGATCTTTCACCGATCAAGGACAGTTACAAAAGAGCAGTCACATCTGTTATATTAGAGAACCAAGAGAAAGCGTTAAAAGAAGACGCGGCATTCTTATCAGAAGCTGCACCTGCTAACGCAACTGGTGCTAATATTAACAATTGGAACCCGATCCTAATTTCGCTAGTTAGAAGATCAATGCCAAATTTGATCGCTTACGACATCGCAGGCGTTCAACCTATGTCAGGACCTACTGGTCTTATTTTCGCTATGAGAGCAAGATATGCTACTCAAAGTGGAACTGAAGCATTGTTTGATGAAGCGGATTCAGATTTTTCAGGCAGAAACGCTGCTGGATCATCTACAGGCGGATTCTCATCAACTGCACAAGCAGGAAATAACCCAGGTATACTAAACGACTCACCAGCTGGTACTTACACAACAGGTACTGGTATGACTACAGCGAAAGCTGAAGCATTAGGTGATGCTGCTGGTAATGCTTTTGCTGAAATGGCATTCTCAATTGAGAAATCAACTGTGACTGCTAAGTCAAGAGCACTTAAAGCTGAGTACACTATGGAATTAGCACAAGACCTTAAAGCAATCCACGGCTTAGACGCTGAAACTGAATTATCAAACATCTTATCTGCTGAGATCCTTGCGGAGATCAATAGAGAAGTTGTAAGATCAGTTTACATTGGTGCTGAAAAAGGTGCTGACACTAATACAACTACTGCAGGTATCTTTGATTTAGATACTGACTCTAACGGAAGATGGTCTGTTGAGAGATTTAAAGGATTACTTTTCCAAGTGGAAAGAGATGCTAATAAAATCGCTCAAAGAACACGTAGAGGTAAAGGAAATATCATCATCTGTTCTGCTGACGTTGCGTCTGCATTACAAATGGCTGGTGTTTTAGATTACACTCCTGCGTTGAACAACAATCTTAACGTTGATGATACTGGTAATACTTTTGCTGGTGTATTAAACGGAAGATACAAAGTATATGTTGATCCATATTCTGCTAACTCACCTGCAACTGGTGACCACTACTACGTAGTAGGTTACAAAGGTACTTCACCTTATGATGCTGGTATATTCTATTGCCCATACGTTCCACTACAAATGGTGAGAGCGGTTGGACAAGACACGTTCCAACCAAAAATCGGATTCAAAACTAGATATGGTCTAGTAGCGAACCCTTTTGCTGGTGCTGGTTCTGGAGATGCTATCACTGCTGACGGCTTAACTGCTGCAAACAGCAACAGATACTATCAAAGAGTACAAGTAGCAAACATTATGTAATTGTTGTTTAATCAACAAGTTAAAAAAGGGCGGCCGTAAAAAGTCGCCCTTTTTTTTAGCGTATAAATAATACTATATGACAACTACAAACGCATACAATAGACAACCTACAAAGTTAGACTATGCAAGTCCTACACAGTTTAAATTTTCAATAATTAAACTACCTAAAGTAGAGTATTTTTGCACGGCAGCTAATGTACCAGGTATTACATTAGGTAGTACAAGTCAAACTACACCTTTAAAAGATATACCTATTCCTGGTGATAAGGTAGATTATGATACTTTGAATATATCTTTTTTGGTAGATGAATACTTAGAAAACTATAGAGAGATACACGGTTGGATTACAGGTTTAGGATTTCCTAAAGATTATTCACAATTTAGAGCTTTACAAGGTTCAGGTTCAGATAGATTTCCTACAATGCAAAATGTTGGATATAGTAGTGAAATAGGTAAAGTAAACAAAACTACTCAAAATGATGGTGGTTTATATTCAGACGCTACGTTGTTTATTACTACATCTAAAAACAATGCAAACTTAGAAGTGCGATTTAGAGATGTTTATCCTGTATCGTTATCTGGATTAGACTATAATCAACAAGAAACAGACGTACAATATTTAACTGCTAGTGTAACATTCGCATATAAGATATATGAATTTGCAAGTGTAAGTAGCAGTACAACAACTGAAACAACATCATAATCCTTGACTAAATCAAGGTTATGTGATATAATGGTATATTATGACATTAGAAGAAATACAAGAATTGGTTGATAAAGATTTAAAAATCAATGACTCTGAATTGGATATAGAATCTTTAAAAACTCCTCAAATACATAACAAGTATTGTAAATTTTACAATAAGTTTTCTGCTTTACTAAAACAAGCGGAAACTGATTATAACAAATTATTAAGAGATAAATGGGAATACTATACAGGTAAAGCTGACCCACAAGTCTATCAACAAAAACCTTTTAACTTAAAAATTTTAAAACAAGACGCAGACAAATATATTAATGCGGATGATGAAATTATTAAGGCACAACAAAAGGTTTCTTATCTATCCACTACTGTGAACTATTTGGATCGAACCATTAAACAGATCACTAATAGAACATTCACTATTAAGAACGCTATAGAGTGGCGTAAATTTACTAGCGGTGTAATTTAAAATGTTTGCTGTTCAACCTTATAATGTACAGGTGTCCGTTATTCCGAAAGATATCTGTAATAAAATTATAGAGTTAGGAACACAACAAAGTTTAAGTGTTGCGTCTATACAAGAAGGCAATCAAAAAAATCGTAAATCAAAAGTATCTTGGATTAAAAATGATTTCATTAAGAAATCTATACACTCATTTATAATACGTGCTAATAAAGAAAGTAATTGGAATTATATTATTAAAGATTATGAGCCTTTTCAATATACTGTTTATGAAAAAACAGATCACTATGATTGGCACATTGATACACACAATAAACTATACGATAATGGATTTATTAGAAAACTTAGTTTTACTCTATGTTTGAATGATGACTATACAGGTGGTGAATTTGAGATATGCGTTCCTAATCCTAAGTCTGAAAAAAACACATATATACAATTAAAAGATTCTTGTACAATAGGAACTATGATTGTATTTCCTAGTTTTGTTTGGCATAAAGTTAATCCTGTTATATCAGGAACAAGAAAAACTTTAGTAGGTTGGATTGTAGGAACACCATTTGCATAATGACATCTATACAAGTTAAAAAACTAAATGAAGTGTATATACATATAACAGCCGAAGCTGATATACGTAGAGAACTTTCAGATTACTTTTCTTTCGAAGTACCAGGATATCGTTTTACCCCACAGTTTCGTAATAGAGTATGGGACGGTAAGATACGATTATATTCATATGCAACAGGTCAAATGTACGTAGGATTGTATCCTTATCTAAAAGACTGGTGTAATAAGAAAAACGTACAAATAGATGAAATCAACGAAATTATCACTCAAAAAGCGCCCATATCCGCCGATAGCCGCGAATTACAAGACGCTCTTAAACTATCTATCACACCGAGGGACTATCAAATTGACGCATTTAACTTTGCTGTCAGTAATGATAGAGGATTGATATTATCGCCTACTGCGTCAGGTAAATCACTTATTATCTATATGTTAGTAAGACATTATTTACATACTATAGATGATAATATTCTTATCATTGTTCCTACTACATCTTTAGTTGAACAATTATATAAAGACTTTAAGGATTATGGATTTGATAGTGATAAGAAAGTACACAGAATATATTACGGACACGAATTACAAACAAAAAAACGAATCATTATATCTACTTGGCAATCTTTATATAAATTACCTAAAAAGTTTTTTGAAGATTTTGGCGCCGTTATTGGAGATGAAGCACATCTATTCAAAGCTGTATCACTCACTAAAATAATGACCAAGTTAGTTGACTGTAAATATAGAATAGGACTAACAGGTACATTAGACGATAGTAAAACACACAAGTTAGTATTACAAGGACTATTTGGTGCTGTAAATAAAGTTACTTCTACAAAAGAATTAATAGATAGAAAACAATTATCTGATTTAAAAATACTTTGTTTAGTATTATCTTATCCTGAAAGTGAAGCACTTAAATTAAAAGATGTAAAATATTATGAAGAATTAGAATACCTGGTTCAATCAGATTTACGTAATAAATATATAAGAAATCTTGCCTTAGCACTTCAAGGTAATACTTTGTGCCTGTTTCAATTAGTTGAGAAACACGGTAAAATCCTATACGATATGATTAAAGATAAAGCAGAAAAAGATAGAAATGTCTTTTTCGTATATGGAGGAGTAGATACCGATGTTAGAGAAGACATTAGAGCGATTACTGAACAATCGGATAATGCTATCATTGTTGCTAGTTATGGTACTTTTTCTACTGGGATTAATATTCGCAATTTACACAATATTATTTTTGCTAGTCCTACAAAGTCTAGGATACGTAATCTACAAAGTATTGGCCGCGGTCTTCGTTTAAAAGACAATAAACAGATTGCCACTTTATATGATATTGCAGATGATTTAACTTATAGAGAAAAGAAGAATTTTACTATTTCACACTTTAAAGAAAGAATAAATATTTACAATGAGGAAGGTTTCAATTATGAAATTCATAATGTAAGCCTAAAGGAAAATGGACGGAATAAAACTTAATTTAAATTCAGCCAAGATCATTAAACTGATTTCAGGAGAAGAAATCTGTTGTATGTTACCTCCTGAACAACTACCTGAAAAATCAAATCTACTACGATTATCTAATCCAATGTTAATTAAATACGTTCCACATATTTCGGAAATGGGCGTTTCCGATTATATTGCGTTAGTTAAATGGGTTGGTTTTACTAATGATGATATTGTAAGTATACCTAAAGATAAGATATTAACTATTTGTAACGCTACAGATATGTTTACAGAAAGATATCAAAGACTTGTAAAGATACCAACTAACCAAGAGTTGCCACAATACATAGAACGAGATTTAAAAGATGATGAATACTCCACGCTTGATAAAAATATTGAGATAAAGGAACGTGATAAGAATAAGATGAAACAAACATTACAAGATATCGTTGACACGATCAGTATGCCTAGTAAGTTGAAACACTAGGTAGCTGGTTATCTGGTTAAGCACCTACATAGGTATTATACTATTCAATCCAGATTTTGTCAAGTATCCGTGAAAGAAAAATGAGTGAACAAAGTACATATAAAATAACAGTCACTTTCAAGTCAGGAAAGTTAGTAGAAAAGATAACTGACACTTACCCAAAGATTCAAAAAAGAGTTAAACGTTATTACGAAAGAGGACACCTAGAAATGGGAAAGGCCGAAGCAGTTGAATTGGAATTAATTGTAAAGCATTGACTTTTTCATTAAATAGTGTATAATAATATTATGATTAAAAATAAAAAAAAGAATGAGCATTATGTAGATAACGCAAGATTTCTACAAGCGATGACTGAGTATAAGGATCGTTGTGACAAGGCTAAAAAAAGAAATAGAAGACATCCTCCTGTTACGAATTATATTGGTGAATGTTTTTTAAAAATAGCGAATCACTTATCTTATAGACCAAATTTTATTAATTATACTTTTAGAGATGATATGATTTCTGATGGTATAGAAAATTGTTTACAGTATTTGGATAACTTTGATCCTAAAAAATCTAAAAATCCTTTTGCTTATTTTACACAAATTATTTACTACGCATTTATACGAAGAATACAAAAAGAGAAAAAACAAATCAACATCAAATATAGATTAATACAAGAAGCTAACTTAGATGACTTTGCTGTTAATCCAAATGATGATGATACAAAAGAATATAAAAATCAGTTTATAGAATTTCTTAGAAAAAATAAACCTGCTGAAGAACTTCCTCAGCACAAAGATATAAAAGTAAAACGTAAAAAAAGAACCGCAAAAAATTCTTTAGAGAATTTTTAATATTATGAAGATAGCCTTATTGAACGATACCCATTTTGGTGTACGGAACGATAGTGAAGCGTTTAGAGAATATCAGTTAGATTTCTTTAACAATCAATTCTTTCCTTACCTAGAAGAACACAATATCAAAACACTTATTCATTTAGGTGATGTAGTTGATAGAAGAAAATTTATTAATCATCAAACAGCATCGGTATTCAGAAAACAATTTTTTGACAGATTGTGGGAGATGAAAGTTGATACTCATATTATTATAGGTAACCACGATACGTATTATAAAAATACTAATGAAGTAAATGCTGTTGAAAATTTATATACTACGTTTGACGGAACTAATGAACCTTGGATTTATACTAGACCTAAAGTAGTTAACTTTGATGGTGTAGATATTTTATTTGTACCTTGGATTTGTGAAGATAATATCAAAGAGTCTACAGAAGCTATACAATCTGCTAAAGCAGATTTATGTTTTGGTCATTTAGAGATCAAAGGATTTGAAATGCAAAATGGTGTTATTAACGATCACGGTTTAGAGAAAAAAGATTTTACAAGATTTGATAAAGTAATATCAGGACATTTTCATAAAAAATCAGATGACGGACACATCTATTACTTAGGTGCTCAGTTTGAAATGACTTGGTCTGATTATAAAGATCCCAAAGCATTTCATATCTTTGATACTGAAACAAGAGAGTTAGAAGTTATTAGTAATCCTAGAACTATACATAAAAAAATTATATACAACGATAAAGAAAAAGATTATACTTATTTTGATTTACAACCATATAATAAACATCACATTAAACTAATTGTATTAAACAAAACAAAAGAGGATATGTTTGACAAGTTAGTAGAAAGATTGTATAATGAAATAACAGTATATGATTTAAATATTATTGAAGATTATTCGGACATTAAAGCTAGTGTACGAGATGATATATTAGAAATGGGTGAAGACACACTTACTTTTTTAAATAACTATGTTGACCAATTAGAAACTGAAATTAATAAAACAAAACTAAAAGAATATTTAAAATCAATTTACATTGAGGCAAATGATAATACAGTATGATATACTTTAAAACACTAAAATGGAAAAACTTTCTATCTACAGGTAATCAATACATAGAAATTGATTTACAGAAAGCACCTTCTACATTAATTATAGGAACAAATGGATCAGGAAAATCAACTTTCTTAGACGCATTGTGTTTTGTATTATTTAATAGACCGTTTAGAGATATTAAAAAAGAACAATTAGTTAATACAATTAATAATGCTGATTGTGAAATACAAGTTACTTTTTCAGTAGGTACTAAGAATTATAAAATTATACGTGGAATTAAACCAAATAAATTTGAGATTTATTGTAATGATGTATTACTAAATCAGGATGCCTCTAATGTTGATTATCAAAATACGTTAGAACAAAATATTTTGAAATGTAATTATCGTGCATTTTGTCAAGTTGTTATTTTAGGTTCTTCTTCTTATGAACCTTTTATGCACCTACGTGCTAGATATAGACGAGAAGTAGTTGAAGAAATTTTAGATATACGAGTGTTTAGTCATATGGACTTATTACTAAGAACTAAACAAGGTGAATTAAGTAAGGCTGTTGTTGATGTTAAACACCGTTATGATTTAATGACAGAAAAATATCATTTACAAAGAAAACATTTTGAACAAATACAAACAAGAGATAATTCTGATATTGAAAATAAAAAACAGCAGTTAGAAGAAAACAAAAAATATGATGAACAATATAATGAACAGTTACAAAAGTTAAATGAAGAAATTATATCTACGAAAGAACATTTAAAAGAAAAAGAAGAAATAGATAAAAAGGCAAATCAGTTATCTAAATTAGAGGCAAAGATTGAAACTAACTTATTAAATCATAAAAAGAATTTAGAGTTTTTTCAGGAGAATGAAAATTGTCCTACTTGTACACAACAGTTAGAACCTGCATTTAGAGGTGAAAAGATTGCTTTTGAAAAAGGCAAGATTACTACTTTAGAAGATGGACTAAAAGATTTATTAAATGAGATAATCAAAACAGAAACACGAATAAACGAAATGGCAAAAGTGTCTGAAAAGATTAGTAATTTAAATATTGAAATTGCAAAAGTAAATGCTTCTATTACAGAAATCAACAGACATTCAAATAGAATTAATGATGAGATTATTAGACTAGAGAATGAGAAAAAGAACACAGACAATATAGAAACACAATTAGACTTATTGAAAGCAGAATTAGAACAAGTTAATATTGAGAAAGAAAAAGTTGTAGAAGAAAAGAAATATATTGATATTGCTAGAGAAATATTAAATGACACAGGTGTTAAAGCAAAAATTATCAAAAAATATTTACCTATTATGAATCAATTAATTAATAAGTATTTACAAGCTATGGACTTTTTTGTTAACTTTCATTTAGATGAAGAATTTAATGAAACAATTAAAAGTAGATTTAGAGATACCTTTGTTTATAATAGTTTTAGTGAAGGTGAAAAATTAAGAATAGATTTAGCATTATTGTTTACTTGGAGAACTATTGCCAAGATGAAGAATAGTACCAATACTAATTTATTAATATTAGATGAAATATTTGATAGTAGTTTAGATACAACAGGTACCGAAGACTTCTTTAAAATATTAAAAGAATTATCAAATGAAAATACATTTATTATATCACACAAAGGAGATATAATGTTTGATAAATTTATTAATATAATTAAATTTGAAAAATATAAAAACTTTACAAGGATTGTATGATATACGAATTAATACCACCAAGTGATCCAAGAGTGTTAACAATGATTGCACCTTTTGACGAAAAGATATTACAAGAAGAAGAAAAAATATCACCTAAAGAATTTTCAGATAATATGTTTGAAACAATGCAACAATATGGCGGTATCGGATTGTCTGCTAATCAAGTAGGTAAACCATATCGTATGTTTGTTATGGGTGGACATCCTCAAATAGAATCAGGTAAAAAAAGAACTTGTTATAATCCTGTTATCAAAGGATACAGTAAAGAGTTGATAAGATTTAGAGAAGGATGCTTAACGTTTCCATATCTCTTTTTAGATATAAAAAGACCTAGAGCTGTCGCTGTAGAATATTATGACGAAAATATGACCAAAGTGGAAGAAAATCTAACTGGGATGTCCAGTCGTATTTTTCAACACGAATATGACCATATGCAAGGAATAGTATTTACTGAAAAAGTAAGTAAGTTTAAATTAAAATGGGAAATGGATAAACGTAAAAAGTCCATAAATAAAATACAAAAACAATTAAAAAGAAAATGAAGTGGCCAAAAGCACAAACAATTATTGACTGGAGAAAATCAGGTCGTATGAGAAAATATGATGAGATTTTTTGGGAAGGCGATAAGCGAACATATGACTGTTGGTTATCAATGGTAATAGAAAGAATAAAAAAAAATGACAAGACCTATATTGAAGAAACTGGATCTGCCAAGGTATCAAAGAAACGACCTAGATGAGGCAGTTAACTATGTTGAAAGCCTAAATCTTTCTGTAGTTAAAACAAAATACAATAAAAAAGGTAATTGGGAGGCTATATCTTTACGAGGATATAGTAATGACCCTACTAATATTTTAAAACCAGGCGTACTAAAAACGGAAGAAAAAACAGATGCCGTTTTACAAGATACATCTTTAAGAGAACGACCAGAGATGGTTTCTATTAATGAAATATTAATTCACATACCTGCTGAGTTTGAACGTGTTAGAATTATGAGATTACGAGCAGGAACTAAAATATCTAAACATACAGACAAAGTAGATAAGACAATAGGATTTGATGATGGGCAAATAGTACGATTGCACATTCCTATTAAAACAGACCCTAAAGTAATATTTTCTTTATATGAGGGTAACGATAAACAAGACCATTTTTTAGAAAAAGGAAGTTATTATTATACTGATGTTACTAAACCACACGAAGTACATAATACGTGGGATCAGGATAGATTACATTTAGTTGTTGATTGTTATTCGAATCAAAAATTAAGAGAATTAATATTACGAGATGAATCACGCTAACGATCAAAACTTTGATGACATAATGAGTATATTTCACCAACATAAAAGTTGGTTTGGTCATATACGAAGTGATTATATTAGACAAACTATTATTAACAATAGTAAAAAATTTAATTTCACTTCAAATTTAACATCAAAAAACAAAAGTAGTACATTGACTATTTTTGAAGATAACGTACTTATTACTTACAACATCTATAAAGTAAATAAAAAAATAGGTAACGTTCAAGCTAAAAAAGGTGATTGTATCTTACATCAAATAGGTGCTAAGAATAGAGATGGTTCTGCTAGTAGAATATTAAATAAATTCTTTGAGTATATTAATGGTGATGTACTTTTAAGTGTAAGACGTGATAATGTTTATGCAAAAAAATTTTATGAAAAAAATCAAATGAAATTAGTTGGAGAAACCTCTTGGTCTAATAATACTATTCCAGGGGATATATATCGTTATGCAAAATCTATACGTTGAAAATTGTTTAGATACATTAAAAAGAAATTTAGAATACGATTACGTATTAACTTCCCCACCAGATTTTGATGAATTAGGTAAAGACACTAATTGGTCATATAGAGAATTTTTAGAATCACTTGTAGAAAAACTTAATCCTAAGGGTAATTTTGTATCAATCTGTATAAGTGACAGAAAGAGTAAAGGTATTGTAGTATCTAAACATTGTATGGTTATTGACATTTTCAAAAAAATGAAGTATAATTTACATACACATAAATTATGGATAAAATCTACAGGAATTGATACAATGAGAATGAACTATCAACATTTACTCACATTTAGTAGAAATAAACAAAGTCGCCCTCTACAATCAGATTTTAGACCAGATGTTTTTATTGTTAATCAACATAAATGGAAAAACTTCAGTTATGGAATGCCTGTAAGAATAGTTGAATTATTAATTAAAAACTATACAGATAAAGGTCAAGTTGTATATGATCCTTTTATGGGTTCAGGAACAACAGCAGAAGCCTGCATTAATACAAAACGAGAATGGATAGGTTCAGAAATTAATAAAAACTATTCAAAGATTATAAAAGATAGAATTAAAGATGTCAGCTAAAGAAGCAGTTAGAGATTGGAAAGATAACAAAGGATTTCCTTATTATCCTAATGATAAAAAATGGCGTGATTCTGAATATCAAAAATTACTATCTTTTCAAAGAGATGGCATTTTAGATAGACCTAATAAAATTATAGGACAATCAACACACGGATTATCACTTGCGTGGTCATATATGCCTCACGCTTGGGGTATTAAATGTGGTAAAATGAAAACACCTATAGAGATATGGGAAGATGAAGAACATTTAGAAAAAGGTATTAATAAGATTTTAACAGGTACATTCTTTAAACAAAAACCTGCACACGAAATAACAGACTCAGATATGAGAGCGATGTTAAGACGTTATAGTGGTACTCAAATGGTATCTAACTTTAGACCTACAGCAGCCGCAACTTTATATGACATCTTTGTAGAAAAGGATAGTCCACTAGAAGGCACTACTGCTGGTACAGTATGGGATCCAAGTATGGGTTATGGTGGTCGTTTATTAGGTGCAATCGCAGCTGGCGTTAATTACATAGGTACAGACCCTTGTGTTCCTACATATAAAGGGTTAGAACAAATAAGAGATGAATACGGACATAGTCATAAACAATATAAACTATTAAGACAAGGTAGTGAAACATTTGTACCTCAACCAGAAACATTAGACTTTGTATTTACAAGTCCACCTTATCTAGGACACGAAATGTATGGTGATGAAGAAGAACAATCATTTAGAAAATTCCCAGTACAAGACTTATGGCGTAATGGGTTTTTATTAAAGACTATACAAAACGCATATATCGGTTTGAAACCTGGTAAATATGCAGCTTTCAATGTTGCAAACGTTAAATCATATAAGACATTTGAAGAAGACACTTACGAGTGTATGGAAGAGGCAGGATTTACAGATATAGATGTATGGTGGTTATCACTATCTACACAACAAGGCACACAGACACAATCTACACTAGAAGGCGAATCAATAGAAAGTAAACAGAAACAAAATTATGTAGGGCGATTCGCAAGACCTGACATCCCAGGACGTAAATATGAACCTATTTTCATAGGAAAAAAGTGATGTTCTACTTTTGTTCTTTTTTATAGTCTATAAATCATTGATTTTATTAGATTCTTTTTCCATTTTGTGCTTGTTTTATTTGTCATTCTGTAGTAGCATATATACATATGACAAACAAAAACACTATGGAAACTCATAAATCGAGTCTTGCAAAATTACTTGCAACAGAAAATATACAAGTTTTACAAAATCAAGTTAAGACGGCTTCTTTTGATGTTAAGAACCGTGTACTAACTATCCCATTCTTTCAGCATAATGATAACAACGTTATTGATATGTTGATTGCACACGAGGTTTCACACGCATTACACACACCTGCAGAATCTTGGAAAGACTTAAAAGATAGATCGGATGAATTTAGATCATTTGTTAACGTATTAGAAGACACAAGAATTGATAAACTTATTCAAAAGAAATATCCTGGCGTCAAACAAAATTATCTTAAAGGTTTTGATAAAATGTGGGATGATGATTTCTTTCAATCTAAAAATAAAAATTTAGATGATTATATCTTAATTGATAAAATCAACTTATACTACAAATCTTCAAAAACTTTACCTATCAAGTTTTCTCAAAAAGAACAACCATTTATTGACGCAATTGAAAATCTTAAAACGTTTGATGATGTACTAAAACTTTCTGAAGACATCTTAGGATACTGTAAAGAAGAATTAAAAAATGCAAGTCAATCAACTACTAAAATTTATACACCTAGTATAGACGGTGAAGAAGAATTAAATCTTTCTGATAATGCTACTGGTGATGGTGACGAGGAACAAAACAGTTATAAAACTGTAGATGAAAAAACTAATGAATGGTTAGAAAAACAAAATAAAGATAAAGATAAAGAAAAAGGTCAAAGTGCTTCTAAAGGTGCTGGCGGTCAACCTCAACTTACTTCAGTTACTAATGAGGCATTTGCTGATCCTAGATTAAGAAATGATAAAGAAAATAAAAGAACGTATGGTACATTACCAAAAGTTAAACTTAAAAAATTAATTGTACCTTATAAAAAATTTATTTTAGATAATCAAAAGGCATTCTTAAAACAATGTAACGAAACTAAACACGACTATACAGGTGCCAAATATAAAATTGGATTAAAACATACTGAAAGTGAATTTACTAAATTTAAAAACAAATCAATACCAGTTGTTAATTATCTAGTTAAAGAATTTGAAATGAGAAAAAATGCTAGATTACACGCAAGAGCTTCAACAGATAAAACTGGTGTTATTGATCCTTTAAAATTACACAGTTACAAATATGCTGAAGATATTTTTAAAAAGATTACAATAGTTCCTAATGAAAAAAATCACGGTATGATATTCTTACTTGATTGGTCAGGTTCTATGGCAAATCATATTCTACCTACTGTAGAACAGTTATTAAACTTAGTATGGTTTGTTAAAAAAGTAAATATACCTTTTTCTGTTTATGCTTTCTGTAATCCAGGACATTTTAACGATATCAAAAATACTGAATCATCTTTTGATGTAAATTATGGTGATATAAAAGTAGATACTTCGACAAGATTAATTCAATTGTTTACTAATAAAATGACTAAAAGAGATATGCTATTGTCAAGTAAAACAATTTACACTATGGCATCCTATCATTCTGGTAGATATAAAAGATATTCATATGGTGAAGATGATACAGGATATAAAGTATCCGCACATCCTCATTATGAGTTGACTTCAACACCTTTAGATGAGTCTTTGATTGCTATGGATACAATTATCAAAAAATTCAAAGATGATTATAAAGTAGATAAAACTGTATTAGTTTGTTTAACAGACGGTGCCGCTAATTCTGTTAGCGGTGTTATGGGTGACGACAGTTATGGCAATCTATGGGTTAAACTTGGCAAAAATTATGTTAATTGTTCAGGATGGTGGAGATCAGGAGAATCTCTTACTGATAGATTGTTAAAATATCTAAAGAAAAAACACGATATCAAAACTGTAGGATTTTACCTAGTAAGTAAATTTAAAGAGTTAAGATATCACTTTAATGGATTTGAAGCTGAGAAGTATAAAAAAGTCTTTACTAAAGATAAACTAATTGAATATACAAAGGCAGGTTATGACGTGTATTACATTGTTAAATCCGACAATAAAGTA